TTCCTGTTGGTGGAATAAGAATGACTATTAGATGTATGTATGAGTATCAAGCTGGAACACCATAGGAGATAATATGACAACTAAAATTATAAATAGAATAGAAAAGAAAATAGACCAAATAGAAAAATTACACGATAAAGAGTCTATGCTATGTGAAGAAGTAAAAGACTTATTAGCAGAATTAAAAGAAAATCAAGAAGAAGATAGTCAAGATTGGGAAGAAGATATTGACGATGAAGATATTGATGAAGAAGATATTGACGAAGAAGAAGAAAACTAATAAAAGGACTTATGGCTAAAGATATTAAATTATATAAAGATGGGAATGAAGTTATAATTAACGAAACTCAACTTGATAATTTTTTAGATTTAGGCTGGAAGCAAACAAAAGAAGAAAAACCTAATCAGTTAAAATCTTCTTTTAAACAAAAACAAATTAAAGATAAGGAATAATACGATGGCAACACACTTTGGTAAGGAGGGCGTAGTAACTGCTGGTGGAACTGGTATAGGCGAACTTACTGGTTACACACTAGAAACTACTTCTGATGTTGTAGAAGATACTCAACTTTCAGATGCTACTAAATCTTTTGTAGCTGGAAGAACATCATTTTCAGGAACTTTAGAAATGAGTTATGATGAAACTGATTCTCCACAACAAACATTAACTGCTGGAACTACAATAGCTTTTATTTTAGCACCAGAGGGTAATTCTTCAGGAGATGAAACTTTTACTGGTTCAGGAATTGTTACAGGAATGAGTGTTAATGTTACTTTAGATGGAATAACTACTAGATCAGTTACATTTCAAGGCACAGGAGCATTAACAAGAGGAACTGTATAATCCTAATTTATGTCAGTTATTGATAGAGTAAAGACTCATTTTGAAACTCTTAAAACTATCACTATTGAAGTGAATGAGTGGAAAGATGAAAATGGTAATCCGAGTATATTTTATTCAGAACCACTTACCCTTGAAGAAAAAAACATAATCTTTAAGAAGTCTAGTAACTTTCAAGACTTAACTGTTCTTGTTGATTTGCTTATAATGAAACTCCAAGTCAAAAATGATAAAGGAGAAATGATTAAAGCATTTGAACCATTTGATAAACTTGCTTTAAGAAAAAAAGCAGACTCTAATGTTATCTCAACTATTGCCAATCAAATACTTTTAGATACCAACTACGAGGAAGCCGAAAAAAAGTAACTAGCGACCCTGACATCAGGTCGCTTTTAGTCATCGCAGAGAGATTACACCTCACAATACAACAAGTTCTTGATATGCCAGTTAGCCATTATAATCTTTGGATAGCATACTTGAAAAAAGAACAAGATGAGTATAAAACAAAACAATCATTAGCAGAAGCAAGGAAATTTAAATAATGGCAAGTCAAAGACTTAATATAGATATAGTAGCAAAAGATAAATCCAAACAAGCATTAAACAATGTTCAGGGTTCTTTATCTAAAGTTAGAGGTGCTGTATTTAATTTAAGAAATGCTTTTATAGGATTAGGTGCTGGTATTGTGCTTAAAGGTATTGTTAGTGCTGGTATGCAAATTGAAGAATTAGGTGTGCAATTAGAAGCATTATTTGGTAGTGCCAAAAAGGGTAAAGCTGCACTTGATACAGTTACTAAATTTGCAAAAACAACTCCATTTGAACTATCTAATATTCAACAAGGTGTAACAGCTTTAGCAACTGTTTCAGAAAAAGCAGAATCACTTGGAATATCATTTGAAGAACTTTTAAAAATTACTGGTAATACAGCAGTTCAATTAGGTGGAGATTTTGCTTTAGCTTCTCAACAAATACAAAGATCATTTAGTGCTGGTATAGGTTCAGCAGATTTATTTAGAGATAGGGCTGTAACTTCTATGGCTGGTTTTTCTGCTGGAGTAAAAGTTAGTGTTGATGAATCTATTAAAGGATTAGCAAAAGCATTTGGTACAGGTGGTAAATTTGGAGAATTAACAAACAAACTAGCACAAACTTTAAAAGGAACTATATCAAACTTAAAAGATGCTTTTTTTACAATTCAAACAGAAATAGCTGCTGGTTTTTTTGATGAACTAAAAAAACAATTAGGAGATTTAAAAAAATTTACAGAAACTAATGATGAAGCAATTAGAAGATTAAGTAGAGAAATAGGAGAAAAACTTGCAGTAGGTATTTTAGAACTTGCAACAGCAGTAAAAGTTTTAGTACAAAACTTTAGAGAATTATTAGATGTTATAGCTTTATTAATGATTGCTTTTGGTGGATTAACTGCAAAAATTGTTGGTACTGGTATAGTTCTAAACAATCTTTTCAAAAGATTTAAAGATTTTTTTGGAGAAGAAAATGAGATTAAATTAACTTTACCTGATGGAAGAGATATAGCCAAAACTTTTATTCCACTTAAAAAAGAGTTAGAAGTAGTAGATGGATTTATATATACCACATCAAATGAATTAAGTATTAGAATACCCAATGCAACTGAAAAAGCTATTGCTAAATTTAAAGAACTTAACAATGGTGTATTAGAAGATATTAAAAAGAAAAAAGAAAATATTAGAATGATAATTGCAGAGGGAATAAATAGTGGTATTACAAAAATGTCAGAAGCATTATCAAGATCGTTAGTGTTTGGAGAAAAATTATCTGACACATTAAGAAATATGGCACTTAATGTTTTAGCAAAAATTGTATCGATATTAATTGAACAAATAGCAAGACAATCAATACAAATTGCTATGGAAAATACACATATAGGACAGTTGATAACTAAATTAAGTATTGAAAAACAAATTACAGACGAAAAAAGAAGACAACAAAGTGCTATGGCTGGTGGTAGTGATAATATGGGAAGTTCACTAGTACGAATGGCAACTTCTTTTTTAGGTTTTGCTAAAGGTGGTGCAGTATCAAAAGGACAACCAGTTATAGTTGGAGAAAGAGGTGCTGAAGTTTTTGTGCCAAATAGTACAGGACAAATAACACAATCAGCAAGAGGAACTGGTGGTGGACAAACAACAGTTAATTTTAATATTAATACTTTAGATGCTTCTGGTTTTGACGATTTATTAGTAAGAAACAGAGGAACTATTACACAAATAATTAACAACGCAGTTAATGAAAGAGGGAGTAGAAATCTAATATAATGTCTGGTGCTTTTCCAATATCAACTGCAAAGTTTGAAACTTTAGGAATAAAGTCTATTCAAAATACTATTATATCTAAATCTGTATCAGGTAAGAAACTTGCAAGACAAATTGACAATCAAAGATTTGCATTTTCTGTTCGTATTATTACAGGAAAAAGATCAGATGTTTATGGAGATTTAATGGCATTTATAGTTAAACAAAGATCAGGTAAAGAAAACTTTACAATAATCCCACCAGAAATAGAAGATGCTAGAGGTAATGAAACAGGAACAGTATTAGTTAATGGAGTCCATGCAGTTGGAGATACTACAATTACTTGTGATGCTTTTGCTGGAGATGGTGCTGGTAGATTTAAAGCTGGAGATTTTTTAAAGTTTGCTTCACACGATAAAGTTTATATGGTTGTATCAGATGTAACAAGTTCAAGTAATGCAGCAACAGTTACAATAGAACCACCTTTACTTGTAGCACTTGCAGATGATTCTGTTGTTACTTATGACAATGTTCCTTTTACAGTACATTTAACAAATGATATTCAAGAATTTGGTGTAGCTGGTGCAGATAAAGATGGTGCTTTATTATATCAATTTGAATTTGATGTAGAAGAATCTTTATAGTGAAAAAATATAAAATAACCCACAAGATAACTGCCGATTTTATTGCCGAAATAATTGTTAATGAAGATGAGATTGATAGTAATATTAATGATCTAAAAGAGTATAAGAAACCTAATAGCAAATTTGATTATACTATGTTAAAAGGTTCAGAAAGTGTAACACAAACAACTTACGAGGAATATGACGAGAAGTCTGACAACAGCAGTAAAGAACGAATTAGCAACAAATGATATTCGACCAGTACATCTTATCACTATTAGCTTTGGTACTCCTGTTAATATCACAGATTGTTCATTTCCATTAACATCATCAGTATCAGGCTCATCAGTTACATATTCTGCAAGTGATTTTATACTAGGTATATCTAATCATACAGAAGAAACAGATATTACTAAATCAAGTGTAAATATTAATTTATCAGGTGCAGACCAAACATTTATTTCAACAGTATTAAATGAAAATGTAGTTAATGATAATGTAGATATTTTTAGAGGATTTTTAAATGATTCTAATACTTTAATTGCTGACCCATTTTTATTATATCGAGGCAAAATAGAAAGTTTTGAAATACAAGAGGGAGAAAAAGATAGTACAGTTGGTTTGTCAATCGTATCACATTGGGCAGACTTTGAAAAAAAGAATGGTCGTAAAACTAATAACACATCACAACAAAGATTTTTTAGTACAGATGTAGGTATGGATTTTGCATCTCAAACAGTACAAGATATTAAATGGGGTAGAGCATAATGGGATTTGGTGGATTTGGTGGAATAATAAAAGCTGTTACTAAAGTTACAAACTTTTTTAAAAATATGAATCCACTTGTATCTCTTGGAGTTACATTATTTTTAGCTTGGGTATTAAGACCAAAAGTTCCTGATATAGAAGATTTTGGTACAAATGAATTTGATGATTTTGAAAGAGGTTTATTATTAAATAAACAATCTAATGACGCAAATATTCCTATTATATTTGGAGAAAGACTTGTTGGTGGAACTAGAGTCTTTATGGAAACTTCAGGAACAGATAATACTTATTTATATATGGCAATTGTTATGTCAGAGGGAGAGATAAACGATATAGAAGAAATTAGAGTTGATGAAAAAGCTGTTACATGGGCAAGTACATTATCAGATGGTACAGAAGTAGAAGTAGGAAGTGGAGATAGTAATTTTTATAAAGATTCAGAAAGTTTAATTAAAGTAGAACCTCATTTTGGAACAGATGGTCAATCAGCATCATCTTTATTATCAACATTATCATCTTGGGGAAGTAATCATAAATTATCTGGTTTATGTTATTTAGCATTAAGGTTTAAATGGAATCAA